ACCTCTTTTGGCATGGAAAAGTACATCAGTCCTTTTAACACTAGAAATAATTTTACCTTGACCAACATATATAGCCATAAAATTACTTATTACATCGCTTATTGTTATATACTCATAACTACCATTATTTCCCCATCTTTCTTCATCTTGTATTTCTATAACAACCGTGTCACCTGCTGCTATATTGTTGTTAGTAGCATTTATGCTAACAGTGTTTAGGCCTGATAAATTGTAAGTTTTAGTATTCGCAGCTGGTGCGCCAGGTACTTCTATCCAAATTTCGTTATTTACTGTTAGTTTAAAATTAGAGTAACTTAAACTAGTATTACCAACCAAAGGGTTTGCATTGCCAGTCCATACAAAACTAGTTTGTAAAGCTACATATATAAATGCTTGTTGACCAGCATAGTATTGTTCATTGGTTTCAGTTAATAGTCCCATTTTGTTTTAACTTTTTTCGTTAATTGTGTCTTGTTGAGCTAGTTTAGCAGCTGTTTGAATTATAGCAGGATCTCTTATTATTATACCAGAATACATAAGTATGTTTATTATTAATTCTGTTTGCTCTGAAGCATCAACTCCAAATTCAACAGTACCAGTAGGTGAGTATTGATAAGCTCCATTTGCTAGAACAGTGTAATTCCATTTTATTTGATCAGGTTTTTTTATATAGTTAACATTCACAACATTGCCAGTTCCTGAAATACCGGTTGGTCCATCGGGGTAAACATATATTCTATCGTTTAAAATAGGTGGTGGCCCAGCTGAGGACTGGTGTTGACCACTTTGTACGTAAACTGGATAGCTTTTACTTGGAGCAGATAAAGGAACTTTTAATAAGAGAAGTAAATCGTCTTTTTGCATTGGTTGAATTATGCTTCCATTGTAGCTTATTGTTCCTATTCTATGTACATTAGGTGGTAAATAATAATAACCGGCATTAGCCCAGTTAGCACTTGCTTCTACTTCAAAAGTAGATATTTTATCTTCTAGTTGTTGTAGCCGCTCTGAAAATTCGTTTTGTATTTGTACAGTACGTAGCTGCTGATTAAGTTCTTCAAAATAATTTTCAAATATTTCTAATTGAACTTGCTGACCAACTTTGTCAAACTCATCTGGTGTCATATATCCTCTTTGTTCTTTGTTAAGAATATATAATACTGTTTTATAAACTGTGTCTACGCTTACTGCCATTTTTTATATTTTAAAAAAAAAGGGTGGCGTTAACCACCCTTATTTATAATCACTTGTTAATTTATTTTTTTATCTATAGATTTATAAACATCAAGTCCTTCGTCCGTTTTAAACCAACTAGCCATAGCTGAGTAAGGGTTTTCGTCAAATGGAACTGTCATTAGCTTACGGCCATTGCTAGCCCAGCTAAAAGTTTTTTGATCTGGTGATAAATTAATAATATTGTTTTCTGTAGCATTTATTGCAAAATTCCTAAGAATCACATTTTCATCTTGTGAAAGATTTAAAAACAATTCCGGGTTTTGCTTAGCAAATATCATTAAATCTCTTTTTAATTCTTTTGTTGATAGTTTAGATACTTTAGAACCTACCTCAACTCTTAGTATAGCTTCTCCTTGATCAATATCCATATCTCTAGCAGCATTTAAAGCGTCAACTTGAATATCAAGAAAGCTTAACTCATCTATAGCTTCCTCTTTCTTATCTAATTCTTTAAAAACAAACCCATTGTGAGGGTGATGCATCAAAAACTCTTGCAAAGATCTTTTTGTTTTTGGAACGTGTAAATGTCCATTTTCAAAAACTATATGAGATAAAGTAACGTTACCCTCTTGCTTGTCTACAAAAATACTTTTTTGATTAGTAGCATATCTCATTTCTCTTTCGTAACCTAAATCTTTATCAAACCAAACTAAAGGATATTTTCTAGAATGCTTACTAGGTATAGTATAAGTTATTGGCTCTTTGCCATTAGTTAGATAGTATTGTCTATCTTTATATTCCCAAGTATCTTTTTTTACTTCAGGAGTTGCTGGGGCTTTAGCCACAGGCTTTTTCTTTTCTTTTGTTTCCATAATATAATATAATATAATAATTAAAAAAGACCCCGCCGAAGCGGGATCTTGTTATTGTTATCCTTTTTTATGAGGCTGCTGCTGGCACTGGTAGCACCGTCATCGTGACGGTTGCAATTCCAAACGCGCCTTCATTACTGAGTGGCACTAATACAAAAGGAGCGGGCCCAGAGGCACCGTTCATAGTATTAATTGCGTCTTTCACTACTCTAAGTGTTTCTTTCGTGCAATCAGAGTTACCAGATTTAATATCAACCTGAACTTGAGAAAGATACTTGATCTCAATGCTTCCTTGACCAGCATTAAGTTTTATATCTCCTATATTATCAGCACATACTAGATCGTAATCGTTTATTCCGAGCTCGTCATCGCCTCCTTTTTGTAATTTTATATATCCCATTTTTCTTATTTTTTAAATGTTAATAATTAATTAAACAGCTTTGAATAACACGAAGTTATTAGCAGCTTGAGTTACTAAACATCTTTCAGTTAAGAAATGAACCGTCATAGCATCTAAATTATCAGTATAAGCACCACCTACAGAACCTGTAATCCAGTTTTTATATCTTCTATCTTCAGTTTCAGAAGCTCTATATCTTACGTGTAAGAATGGACGTCTAATATTAGATCCTAACATTTGATCGTACACTGTAGTTGTTCCAGCAGGAACCATTACACCGTCTATAGATTTTACTAAACCTCTTGTTGAAGCATCATTTAGATATTTCCAATCAGTCTTATAAAAATCATAAGAACCTCTTCTGAATCCAGAAAAACCAAAGTTCAAAGCCATTTCAGATTGATTATCAAATAAACCATAAGATGCAGCTTGAGTAGAAGCAAATCCACCATTCATAGCAGCAACCATGTCATCAAAATCAAGAGCAGTAGCTCTAGATAAAAACAGCATGTTTTCTTCTATAGCACCTTGCTTGTCAAGGTTTTTAAGGATTTCATCAAAATCACCCATTGCACCTGAACCAGGAGCAGCAGCACCAGCAAAACCTTGGTACACATTACCTCTTGCTTCAATAGCAGAAAATAAACCTTGAGTACCTTTTAAATCAGCACTCCAAGCAGAAGTTCCACCAGGTGAAACACCAGCTTGTGCTTTTAATTCACCTTCTACCATAGCCATTTCCATGTAATCTTCAAATCTAAGTCTAGTTTCAGACTCAGCTTTTAGATACCATAAGTATCCAGAAGTACCATCTTCAGTAGCAACTTCAACCCAACCAATTTGAGCAGCATCAGATCCTGAAACCTGAAACTTATCTCTAATGATTATAGGAGAGTTGTTATACTCAGTAAATTCTGGTTGAATAGAACTCATTACAGTGTCTGTAGAACCTTTTTCAAACTCTGAACCATAAACGAATAAGTTTATATCTCCAGCGTTAGTTAAGGCGGTAAAACCTGCAGCTATAGTATTTGAATCATAAGGTAATACAGTTATAGTAGCTATATTATTTGTTTGTGATACAGTTGTTACTAAAGCTTTCTGAACTATTAAACCTGTTGCTGAATCAGTAAACAGTATTGTATTGTTTACTTTTATAGCACAGTTAGCAGATGCTCCAGGAGGTGTACCAGTACCCGTATTCGTTAGATCAATTTCTAAAGTAGTAGTTGATGCGTAAGAAGCGGTTTTGTAAGCTACATGCAATCTATTTTGTTCAGACCAAAGTACTTGATCAGAAGTCATAGGCATTTCAGCTCCTACCATTCTCAAGAAACCACCTAAAGTTCGGTTTCCGTATCTTTCAACCTCAGCTTCGTAAAGCTCAGGAAGATATTGTTGTGCCCAGTCAGAAGTACCGTCAGCAAAGTTTAAATAATTACTATTTAAAGCTGTTTGTACTTGAGCTGGAACTATTGATGCCGGGAAAGATCCCGACGTTGCGAAACTCATATTTTTAGTTTTAAGTTTTATTTATATTTGTTTGTTTTTATTTTTAACTTAGAACTATCTACTCCGCTTATTGCTTTAACTTTTAATCCATTTATAAACATTTCACCAGAGCTAGTTGCTCTAATTTCATTATTTATATTTTTAGATTTTGCAGTAATATCTCTAATAGCATCAGTTTTACCTTGCTCATAAAAATGTTTTGCAACAGAATCAGCGTTTTCCGCAGTGTAGAGTGCTTTATGATAACCTTTAAAATCTTTGATTTCACCTTTTTGATCTAGGAACTTCCCAACAAAATTGTTTAAATTAGATTGTGAATTAGCAACACCGTTTGCGTCATTTACATTATATCTAAAACTCTTTTCTCCAACATTGTATTCAAAACCTTTGAATTCATTAGAGAAAAATTTATTAGTGCTTTCTGTAAAAGACTTAACACGATGCTTTATCAGCTCTTGTTCTTTGTTGTACTTATTGAGAAAGTCATTAGCTTTTTGTTGTTCCTGAGTAACGCCCGGTCTCAACTTGATCTCGTCGTAGTATTTACTCTTGGTTTCCTCCAAAAAGGTCTTGGCTTTAGCAATTTCTTCTTTAAATGCAAGTTTTTTCTTTTTAACAGATCTCTCTTCCTCGTCTTCATCCCAAGCAAAATTATCATCCATTAAAAATTCAACCTCTTCCGCATTAAGATGAGGCTTACTTGATTTATAATATTCTAATAGTATTTGTTCATTGTTTAGTTTTGATAAATCTCTATTTAATTTAACAAAATCTTCAACAGTCCCACCAGTTTCTTTCATAAAACTAACTAATTTATCAACGTTTTCAGGTAGTTCTATTTCTGGATTTACTTTAATTTCTTCTTTAATATCTTCAACTATATCCTTAGTTTCTTCTAAATCTTTAGCTTCTTCTTGCTTTATCTCTTCTAATTTAGTTTCTTCAATTTTAGTTTCTTCAATTTTAGTATCAGCACTATCTAATACTTCTTCAACTTTAGCCTCAACAACTTCTTTATTTGTTTCTTCTTCTTGCTTGACTAAGTCTTCTATTGGTTCTTTAGTTTTATCTTCTTTTTTAGATAAATCTATTTTTGTTATTTTAGTTTCTGATACAAACTTTTTAGGTTTTTTCTTTATCTTAAATTCACCTTGAGTTAACTCACCATTAGGTGTTTCTTTTATTTCTTCTGACATAATATAATATAATAGTTAATAATTGTTATTGAGGATTAAATTGCTCTAATCCAATACCGCCAAGATTGTCATTACCAGCTGATTCAAAATTTATTGGTAATCCGTCTTGTTTTCTTTGAGTTATCATCTCACTCTGTTGAGTGGCTTGAAGTTTTGTTCTATTGTCTTTTCTATCTTCAATTTCTTTTTCTTTTTGAGTAACACCTTGAGCCGCTAGCTTAGCTAATTGCATTTGATAATCAAATTCTAAGCCCATTAGTTCTCTTTTTATTTTAGCTTCATTCTGTAGTTTTTGCATTTCAAATTGAGCTTTAGCTTGTTCTATTTGAACTTTACTTGATGTTAAAGCTTCTTGTTTTTGCATCTCTGCCAATGCAGATCTTTCAGCAGTTTCAGATTGTGCTTGGCCTTGAGCTTCTATCTCGGCCATCTTGCTCTCTTGTTGTTCCTCTTGTTTTTCTTTTCTTTTCTTTCTTAAGAGTTGGTTAGCTAGCTTTAAATTGTTAACCTGCCTAATGTCTATAGCATCTTCAAGGTTTATAGACTGAGTTCTTAAAGCTGTTTGAATGTTTTCTTCTAATTTAGACTTCTCTTCTTCGTCTGGTTCTAATTCTATAAAAATTCCAAAGTCATGTAGATTAACAGTCATTAACTCGTCTAAAGTTTGTGTGTTAAAATTAGTTATACTATTTATTAAAGCCATTCTAGTTAATGGAAACATTAACGAATCATTAACTCTAAGAGCTATATTTTCACAAGTTTTTAAAGTTAAATATAAACCAGCTTGCAGTATATGTCTAGTAGCTACATTTGAATTTGCTGCAGCTAACTTCTGTACTCCAACTAAAGCGTTTACGTCAGGCGTGGACGCATCCCTAGACTCATTTAATCCGGTTACGTCTCTTATCATTTGAAGATAGTATTGATAAGTTTGTATTAAAGAACCAATTTTACCTCCGCCATTAGAAGTTTGAAGTTCTTGAATAGGCACTCTACCTCTGTTACTTTCTCCATCTTGTGTTAGAGATCTACCAACTATACTACCAGTTTGGAAATACATATTTAAAGCCTCTTGAGGATTATAATTAGTTCCGTTGCCTAAGTCAACTTCAGCTAAACCATCCATATCTAAATAAACTCCATCAGGAACCATTCTAGACATAACCTGTTGTAACTTCAAATGTGTTAACTGTATCATATCTGCAAAACCAGTAACTCTGCTAACTAAAGATTCAATTCTTCCTTGATACATTCTAGGAGCTGTTATAGTGTAGCTTGTGTTAACTTTAGTTGTATCGGAGAAAGGTCTTGTCATATTCTCTGACATACCCCAGCTCAACATAGTTTCGTGTCCTAGTATTTTAGCTCCAGAATATAAAGTCTCTATAGATCTAGAAGCTCTTTTAAAGTTATCATTTACTGGAGGAACAAACGTATCTTGTTTTTCTATAGTTTTTTCTAAACCTGATGCTGTTTGCTTTATTTTAAATACTTGATCTATATAACTCTTCCACTCAAAAAATAAAACCTGAACAGTGTCTTGGTCGTATCTACCATTAAAACCTCTTTGATATCCACTTCCGCCAGTGTATTTTTGAATTTTATTTAATTCTTCAGGGGTTAAACTTGGAAATTGTTTTTTTAACTCTACAAAGCTTATATTCTTAACTTCACCAACATAATATATATCTTCAAAATTAGGATCATCAGTATAGGAATAAACAATATTAGCAGGATCAACATAGTCTATAACTATACCCTCTGACTTATTCCAAGTAGTTTTAACACAAGATATACCTAATACTGTTAAATCATAGTTTAATCTTTTTCTTATTAAATGATATTTATTTTTATCTAAAACCTGATTTATTAATTCCTCTTCCGCAACTTCTATAGACTGCTTGTAATTTAATTGCATGTGCGCAGGAATATCTTCTAAATTTTCTGGAGTATTTTTCTCTGTTCTATTAGTTAAGTCTATGTCAAATAACTCTTTTATGACAGCATTAAATTCTTTATTCTGTATGTCTTGCATTATCTGCTGAGCATACATAGTTCTTTTCTTTAGTGAATGAGGGTCTTGAGCAAAAGTTTTTACTTCATAACTTCTTTGAGACATGCCATTAACAACTATATCAACGAACTTAGGTAATATTGGAACTGGCTTCCAGTCTAAGTTTAAATACGATAAATCCCCATTAATAGATAATTCATCTTTATACTTTTGAACTGGCTGCTCTGCTCTAGCATATAATCTTAAATTGTGGAAGTTGTTATAGTTGGTCATAAACCTATAACCAACTCCTTGAGAATTTCTAAACCATTCACCTTCTATAGCTCTAGCAACTTTTAAACCATACTCATTAGTGGCTTTTTCTGCTGCTGGTACAACTTGATCAGGGAATGAGCTATAATTATTAGTAGTAACCATTTATTTTATTATTTTAGATATTGAGCCTGTGTTATCGTAATTTCTCATACTTAACTGTATTTTATTTTTTTTAATGAATGGAGCTGGTCTATATTTATTCTTGTTACAAGCCATTATAGCTAAACCAGAACTTATAGTAGCATCGAATTTGGTTCTATTATTTATATTAAACCTACTCCAATCTTCTAATGTTTTTTGAAAGTACATATCTCCATAACCATCTTCTCCTAAACCTACATAGTCTTGTATGTATGATTCTATAGCAGCTGCATGAGCTTGTTTTATGTCTTCGCTTGAATTAGGTATTCCACCTATTTCTTTTTCAGTAACTGAAAGCTTGTGGATTAATTTATCAGGTCTATTGATACTAAAAGACCTATATCCTCTTCTTTTGAAATAATAAAGTAATCTGGGCTTATTGTTTTCAGCTAATATTGGCATGCCATAAAATACGCAAGCCATAAGCACGTCTTCAAAAAATATTTCTGCTGTCTCTGGTCTAGCAATATATTCTAAGAAAAAACTGTTAGAAGGAGCATCATCCATATTAAACTTGGTTAAACCATGAAGAGCGCCATTAGAACCTTTCCCATCAACAGTCCCCGATATATCATAACTATCACAGCCGAAAGCTCCTATATGTTCGTTGCCCGGGTGCTTAACTCCTTTTTTAGTTATTACATTATTTTGCAACTCTACTTTTGGCGCCCAGCTTATATTAAATCTACCGCTTTCATTTGGATAAAATAATACCTCAGTATCCTTTACGCCGTTTTTCCATTGAAAGCTACCTTTAGTAACATTTGCTTTATTATTTAAGTCTTCGTTGTTGTCTATTTGCTCATAGATTTTCACTAAATTAAATAAACTTTGTTTTGTTTCATCTCTGAATGCGTGTTGTTCAGTTCTTGGAAACTGCCTATAGTATTCATTTAAACTGTCTTGATCAGACTTTAATCCTTCAACTTCATTTTCCCAGTGTTCGATAACGCCTGTTGTAATGTCATAACCGTCAACGCCTTTGATGCTATCTTTTTCTCTAATGAATACAGGTGATCCGTAAGAATCCATGAATCCTTCG